GCATATTTTGTTTTATTAACAATACCTGAAAACTTAGCTAAAGCTTCTCCAGTTGCTTTAGCTGCTTCTCTAATTTTTTGATTAGATTCTTTAACTTTAGCTGCTGTTTCTTTATAACTTTCTTTGATTTTTTGATTAGCTTCTTTGATTCTTGTAGCTACATCTTTAGCATTTTTTTTAAGCTCCTCATCTTGTTTCTTAGCTTCGTATTTCTTTGTATCTTTAGCATTCAATAACAAATGAGAATTTTCTGGTAAGAAAAGTTTATCATCAATAAACAATTTTCCAGTACCCTGACCAGATAGTCCTGCAATATCTAAATTAGATTTTATAGATTTCTTCATTGTATCTATAGACTTAGATACATCTTGCACTTTCTCTTTAGTTTTATCTAAACTTGTGTCAAGTTTTTTTAACTTGGTTTCGTCTACATCAAAACCAAGTTTAGTAATAAGTTCTCTAACAGCCATCTAATTTTCCCTTTGCATTTGATATTTTATATCTGCTTGCATATCAAGTAATGCATTTATTTCAAATAAATCATCCATTGTTACATATGTATATAATTCTAACATAGTAACTTTACCTTCAAAGACAGGTCTATATATGAACCACTTTAAAGTGAGTTCGTCGTCAAGTTTGCCGTATTCTTTACAATGCTGCTTGATAGGAGTGAACGGGCTCCAAAGCGCATTTCTTCTGACAAAAAATGGTTGAACTGAAATTTTAAAGATTCAAACAAAGCCTCAAGCATTTCATGCATATTACCACGGTAAAAACTATCAAAAGTGTTGCTAGCTATTGCCACACCGTTTCTAGTTGTTTGTGACAATATTTCTAATATCAAAGCACTATCCCTGTCATTTACATATAAAGAATCGACAATATTATATATAGCTTTTATAAAAGCAGAATTATCTTGGTCATTTAATAAATCGCTAATATCAGTTAATGATACACCAATAATACGACTTATTTTGATACCAAGTTGCCAATTCTTCATAGCAGGTAGGTAACGAATTTCATATTCGTTACCATTGATTGTCTTTCTTTCTGTTTTAGTAATTTGGTTATCCATCATGCAATAACTCCAGCTAAATTATAATCTAAGTTAGAAGCCATGATAGTCCATGACCTGTTCTGGAACGTATTTGCAAATGTTCCAGATGGTACTTGTTGTACCCAAGCATCTTGAGACTTAAATTGTGTTTTATTCTTATTATCAGTAATCATTAATGTAAACCTATCAGGTAAACCAAATCTACCTGCTACATAAAAGTTACTAAATACATCATTACTTTCTGAATCTTGACTCAAAGTTAATGTTATAGTAGCATCGTTGTTATTCTTCTTAACTCTTAACGAATTTGTACCGTGTACATTTCTACTAACATCGTAAGTTTCATCAACTCTATCGATAGTAATAAACACATCATCTGCGAAACCTGAAATTATGAAATCACCAGCAATCACTGTTACTTGATTTGGATCAAATGTTTTAATACTCATATTATTTTACCTTTTTATATTTATTATTTAAGATGATGAAATTACTGTTGCAACACCGTTAATTACAAACCTATGTATTGCACCTGTTTTCGTTGCTGTGAACCCTATATTTCGTACTGTTCTAGTTTGTTTATCAATACCAGGGACACTTAAGATATCAGGCATAATTATTTCAAAATCTTCATCTATAATACCGTTAGTAACAGCTTGTTCTAATGAGGCATTAATGTTATTTTTTACTAAAGTTAACCCAGCTGCTGTATATGGTATTTTACCAAATCTATTTGATACATTTACCAATAATGTAGCTAAATTTGCTTGTATATAATATTCCAACCAGTCAAGACCTACGATAACATCAATGAATTCACCATTAAACATTCTACCATCTATTATTACATCTTTCCCACCAAACGGAGTGTAATAGTTACCGTTATTTAACTCTATATTAGCTCTTTCTGTATCCGTTAAATTACTAGTAGCAGTTACTCCCACTAAGTTCTGATAACACCATGTTGAAGATCCAGGAGTAGAAGGAACCATTTTACCAAGTAAAGCAGACTCAGGGTAATTACTACTTATAGGGCTTGCACTGAATATTCCAAAAGTTCTACCCGAATTGGAATCACTAAGTAACTTAAATAAGTTGTCGTTTGCATTAGTTAAAATACCCGCACTCGTGGAACTTAAACCCAAGATCTTCTTTTGTGTTAATATAACATCTGAAACAGCTTGAATATCTTCATCGTTAACAGTGCAAACTATTACAGCATAAAAGTCGTTACGTTCTGAACATATTCTTGAATATGCAGTTACATAATCAGCATCATCGTCAGTTTTCTGACCTATTAAGATTTTTGGTGTTTTAATTATTTGTGCAAAAATCTTACTAGCTTTTTGATACTCAGGTGTATTTGTTGCAAAATCTGCAAGCACAGCAGTTAAAGAAGTGTATTCTTTAACATTTGGATCTAAAGCTGGTACACTATTACCTAATATTAGGATTGTACCAAAGGTATTACCAACAGCTGAGACAGTCTCATTTGTTATATTTATATTTATTATTTGATCAATTAAAGCCATTTTAACCTATTTATTAATTATTTTATTTTTGTTAATTATATATCAACTATTATTTCTGACCCTGTGGTCATATCAGTTACAACAATATGCTCTATTATTCCTACATTATCTTTAGTTAACATATTAACTAAAAATTCAGTATCAAATGTAGCTCTACTTTCACTTACTACACCTTGAAAAGTTGGTAATGCAGAAACACCACTCAAAGTTCTTGTGTAACTCATATCACCCCTGAAATGTAAATAGGCCAAGTTAGTTCTTAAATACCTTTCTACTAAATTCAACAACTCTTCAGCTTGATGTAATTGATCAGAATAAGCTTCAATAGTGGCTACAAATGACATACTAGTTATTAAGTCTTGAATACCATCCTCATCTATTCTAGATTGTATGGGCATTGCTAATACTTTAAATGTATGTAAAGATAACGTAATAAAAGGTTTCTTAGGTCTAGGCCCATTTTGATCAGCATAAATAACTGTAGTACCAAAATCCTCAGTTACTAAACTTAAGAAATCTGCTAATCTTGTATAAACTTCGCTAATTAACATCTCTTTCGTCCTTTATAACTACTATTTCATAATGTGATAAAACACTATTACCCCAATTTCTAACACGTGCTACTAAGTAATTTTTACCGTATAAAATAACCGAATCTGGATTGTTGTTATCATCTTCAGCACTTAATAGACTAGTAGTTGTGTACAACGTAAAAGAGTCACTTGTTCGATACCCTTCAGGCAAAGTTTCTAACACTTTAGCAGGTGTAGGGTGAACACTAGCTCTAATAACAAATTGAGTATTTACACCGTCATACCAAACATGATCTACGTAACCACCAACCCCTTTTCTTATAACATCAACATTTCTTTTAAATATTCCTGTTAACATTATTTGTTACCATGTTCATATGTAACTTGATACTGAATAGCTCTTTTTAAAAACCCAGTATCAATTAAAGGTTTAGTACTTTTTTTCTTTTTCTTAGTTTCTTCTGCAAGTGGTGGCCAACTTGGATCACCTACGTTTATTTTTGCTACAATATCTTCTCTTGCTTTTTTCCCAATTAACTCTAAACTAGCACGAACATCTACAGTTGAAATTCTCCCTAAAGCGTTTTGATGTAAAATACTATCATAAGCTGCATCTATTTCTTTTTTCCAACCATCGTTTTCATCTGTAGTAGATCTTATAAAAGATCTTGCTGGGATTCTTACATAACCAGGTAAAGTTGAATGTTTCTTATAAGTAGCTTTTTTTGTGTATGTACCGTATTCTTGATATGTACCATATTCAACTATTGAAACACCATCTTCGTTATTACCTGCATTTGCTTGAATACCTACTTTTATAACAGCCTTTTTCATCTGCTTAATAACTATTTTCAATGCTCGCCAATCTTTATCTTTGTCAATAATCGATAATGACATCACAAACCCTTGTTCTTAATGGAATGTCACATGATTTTAGTAGTTCCAAATATTGACGCCCATAAGTTGTATCTGATAAACCTGATGACCCACCAGATACACCTCTTGAATTACCATAACTTATACTAGCCCCACCTTCTGTTACACTAGATATACCACCCGAAGAGCCCGCATATCTTTGTGCAATATCAATCATATGTGCTGCTCTATAAGCAACTAAAGTATTACGATTATCACCACAGAAATCTGGAGCAATGAGTGTATCGGCAATACTAATTATTACCGAGTTATCTAAACTAGAAAACTCGGGAGCAATTGCTGTTAATATTACTTCAACACTCAGAGCCATTAGATACCTGTTCTGAATACTTGTGATTGTGGATAAGCTACGATAACACCACCATATCTAGCATGACAAATTACTTTGAAAGCCAAATTGTCTCTTTGTGGTGGTAACATTTCAAATGCTACTGGAACTTCTTGCCAGAATTTACGCTCTGATCTTGTATAAACAACAAAACCATCTAAACCACCGAAAGCACCTTGTAATTCATTAGCTGCAATTACAGTCATACCTGGGTTGTTTTCTAAGAAAAATTGTAAAGCTGTTGTATCAGTACCTGGTGCATATTGCGTTTTTTGTAAACGTAGATATTGACCAATTGGCATAGCAACTGTATCAGGCATCTCTCTTCCTTTAGTATCTGTGATAATATCCGCAATAGCGTTATTAAGATCATCAACCATTTCAGGACCATCTTTACCTGACCATAATCTATCTGCAGCAAGTGCTCCAGCTACAGGTGCACTGTCAATACTAGTATTAGTTAACCACCCTTGTACTCCAGCATGTGAATCACCGAAGAAAGCTAATTCGTTCATATCTTGTTGAATTGCTTCATTAGCTGTTTGAATCAATCTTTGCTCAATATTCTTATTAGCAAACCTTGATGCTCTCATATCTTGAAGTGAAATAAGGTAACCATCACCTAAAGAAACAATGTTAGATGAAAATTGTTGACCTCTAACATTTACTAGTGGGACATCATCAGCGTAGTTTGCAATAATTTTTGATCTACCAGTTGAGTCATATTGTGTGTATGTTACTACCTCAGCACCAGAATCTGTTGTTCTGCTAACTGGAATAAGTTTAAAAGCAGATAAAGGGGCATATTCAACATCATATGAGCCAGGTTTAATTGCTTCTAGTTCACGTGCAAAAAATATTGTTGATGCAACGTCGTTATTTGTATATTTTGTTAATTGTGTCATTTATTTTTAATTATTTAATTATTTAATTATATCCGTTAGGCATAAACTGTAATAAAACCTTTTCCCCAGCATCTGCTGCAGTTAAAAAGTAACCAATGAATAATTCGTTATCTGTTGGCACGGCAGGTTTACCACCTATTACCCCACCAGCTTTTACGTAAGCACTCTCTCCAGGTTCAACTATGTCAACAGTTGTTACCGTTATTCTGCCGAAAGTTAGTATGCTAGCCATTTTGTCTATGTGGTAATAACCATCAATCTGTGTAGGGTCATAAGCAGTAATACCAAATGCAAATTCATCAGGTAACCATGGCTCAACTCCAAATGATCCACCGAATGAATCTATTGTTACAACTACACCAAATTGCAAATTAGAGTTTGTGGGCCAGCTATCAATTCTTCTTAAAGAAGTGTCATCTACCTGCCCAATTTGATTTGTTTCGAACTTTGTGTCGTATGCTGCCATGTTTAAACTCTAAATTCTAAAAGTACTTTTTCACCAGTTAACGCACTTGACAAAAATACTCCTACTGGGAAATCATCGTCTACCTCTGTAGGCTCAATTCTAATTTGTCCCCCAGCACCTGCATAAGCTAACTGACCTTGCTCGATATCATCAAAAGCCTCTACCATAATTCTACCAAAAGTTAACACATTAACCATGGTATTAATTTTATATTTACCTTCAATTTTAGTTCTGTCATAAACAGTGATCCCTAAAGGTAAAGACTCAGCTGTTCTTAACGTAATTACATCAGCTACCCCTGTTACACTAAACGAAACTAATTTACCGAATTCCAAATCACTAACAGCTTTATAACTATCAATTCTTCTTAAAGAACAATCCATGATTTGTCCAATCTGGTTAGTCTCAAATATTCTATCGTATGCTGCCATTTTATTTACCTAATAACTTATTCATTTTTTCAATTAATCTATCTTGATCAAAACCCAATTTGTTTTTTACAGAATCATGGTTACGAGAGATATTTGGCATAGTAAAATTACTATCCTCTTGTTTCATTTCGATAATCGCATCAAAACGACCTTCAACATAACTGTCGCTCTTCTCATCTAAATTAATGTCATTATCAAAATGCTTAATAACATCTTCCATGATTTGTCTTTCTGACTTCTCAATTAGATCGTTAGCATCTAAAGCAACAATTCTACTTACTTTATCTAGTAACAATGTTTTAGCTCTAACTTTATCAGCTACAATTGAATCAATGTTAATTTCATTAAGTTTAGTTTTTAACTCTTTATTTTCAACTTTTAATTGATCGATTTTTGCAGTGTATTTGTCTAAGTTAATAGAATCTTTATTAACTTCTACTTTATCATTAGTTTTTTCGATAATTTCTGTCTCTAAAATTTCTTCGTTGTTAGTATCCATATTTTTTCCCGTATATTGAATTAATACGTTTGTATTAATATTATCTAAATTTATTCGTGCAGTTCTTCCTGCCCGTCCTTGTTCCACTAAAGCCAAATGGTTATAGTCAACATTTTTTTGACGATGAGTGTATTTCTCACCGTTGTATATTCCTGATTCCTCAATTACATCTAAAGTATAACCAAGTGATAGTTCTTGTTTTCCACGTCTTATTGCTTCGATAGCATCTTTATGAGTAACAGTTAACGACACCATGATTGAGTCATCGTTAACCGTTACCTCTTCACCCGTCATACCGACAATTAAGGAATTAGCATTATCAACGTTAACTAAGTCTCTTGGATGTTCGTTTGTAATAGGTATTGTTTTTAAAGTATTAAGACTATTTTCAGTAAGGATATCATCTGGGTGCCTTAATTCGTATCTGATAGAACCATCATGGTTTAAGTACTTAAAAACACCTGTTCTGGTGGCAATAGCTTTACCCTTAAGAAAACCTTCTTTAGTCTTCTTAATTCTTGGTATTAAT